TTTTTTTTTCAAGCAGAAGACGGCATACGAAAAAGAATACCCTGCTGGTTCCGCGCTGCGCGTCTTTCCGGTCACTAACGAATTGAGCGACACCGACAAAACCTTCGAATATCAGGTTTTTGATAAAGTTGGTTACGCAAAAATCATCGCCGATTATACCGACGACCTGCCGACCGTTGACGCGCTGATGAGTTCAGAGTTCGGTAAAGTGTTCCGCCTGGGTAACGCCTTCCTGATTTCCATCGACGAAATCAAAGCGGGCCAGCGTACAGGCAAGAGCCTTTCCACTCGTAAGGCCAATGCCGCACAGGGCGCACATGATCAGCTTGTGAATCAGCTTGTTTTCCGTGGCTCCAAGCCGCACAAAATCGTAAGCGTATTCGATCACCCGAACCTGACTAAAATCACGTCCGGCGGCTGGTTATCTTCCGATGGTGTTAAGTCACCGGAAAAAGCTTCCGAAGAACTGGAAAAAGCGATCGAAACCATCGAAACGCTGACCAAGGGACAGCACCGCGCAACTCACATCCTGATCCCGCCGTCTATGCGCAAGGTTCTGATGGTTCGCATGCCGGAAACCACCGAAAGCTATCTCGATTACTTCATGAAGCAAAACGGCGGAATCACCATCGAATCCATTTCCGAGCTGGAAGATATCGACGGCAAAGGAACCAAAGGCTGCCTGGTTTACGAAAAAGATCCAATGAATATGAGCATTGAGATCCCGGAAGCGTTTAACATGCTCCCGGCGCAGCCGAAAGACCTGCATTTCAAAGTGCCTTGCACCTCCAAATGCACTGGCTTAACCATCTATCGCCCACTGACCCTGGTTCTGATTACCGGGCTTGTCAAAGGTGAATAAATAGTTTAATATCGGGGAATCCTTCGGGGTTCCCCTTTTATTTTATGGAGATTCAAAATGGCTAAAAAAGAAACTGTAATTCTCGTTAACACTGGCTTATGCATGATCATTGTTGGTGACGTGAATCTGATGCCGGGCCAGGAAATGGAGATCGAAAAAGACAAGCTGGAAACCTCCGCTTTTCAATATCTGATCTCTCGCGGCGACGCAGCCGTTAAAGACAATTCCGCGCTGACCGAGGAAGTAAAGGCCAAGGCCAATGCGCGACGCAAGAAAGACCCAACCGAGGGTAAGAGCCGTAAAGAACTGGAAGACGGCGGCGAATTTTAATACCTGGGGCGCTTATGCGCCCTTTGTCATATCTGGAGACTGAAAAATGCTAAGAGATATTGATTACGTTTTGCTTGAAATCCAGCGGTTAGCGCCGCCAATGAAAGCCGTCAATGTTGAGATTATCGCGGCCTGGATTGACCTTGCATCCGAATTTGTAAGCCCCTCGCGTTTTGGTGATGCATATTACAAAGCACTTGCGCTGTATACGCTTCACTTGATGGCGCTTGACGGCGCGATGAAGCAGGAAGGAGAGAGCGTGGAAAGTTATTCGCGGCGCGTTGCGTCTTTCTCCCTGACTGGTGAATTTTCGCAGACGTTCGATCGCGTATCCGCTGATAGCTCAGGTAAAACGATTAGGCAAACTCCTTGGGGCAAAATGTACGAGATATTGCTCAAGAAAAAGGGTGGCGGCTTTGGCCTCATTGTCGGCATGCATCGGCGGCGTATGCCATGCCTCAAAAAGATTGACAGCATGGATATACAAGATCTTATCGACAGCATAGCGCTAAACAGTGGGCGAATTAACTCGCTTGGTGAATACCTCTTGGGCAAAGAAGTTAAAAGGAGCACCCAATGAACTACGCAGAAATAAAGCGATTGGCGAGCGCTGGGATCGCGTTTTTTAGCGACGGGGACGGCGAATTTAAATGCATAATCCAGGCTGGCGGCGTTGATATCGTGGGCGGAGTTGAGGTTGAGAGGCCGGAAATCGCAACCACGATTAAAGGGCTTGTGCGGTCGCCAAGGGTTCGCGAGGTTGACGGCGAAACGATCCGAGTAACGGATAAGTTGGGCGTCTTTAACGGCGACGTTGAAATATTAAACGGCTACATGGTTGAGATTGACGGCGAGCGCTACGTTGTGACCGAAGCAAGACCAATCAGGCAGACCAGCACAACGGTAGCCTACCGCCCGATCTTGCGGAGGGTTGCGGTTCATGGCTAACTATTCGATCCGAGAATTTCAGGGCAAGATTGACAAATGGATAGAGGCCGCTGGAAACGGCGTTGTTGATTGTGTGGAGATTTTCGCCGGAAAGGTTCAGACGGCGCTTGTTGAAGGCTCGCCAGTGGACACCGGGCGCTTTCGCGGTAACTGGCAAGTTACGCCGAACAGGCCACCACTTTACGCGCTCAACAATTACGACAAAGACGGCGGCAAAACCATAGCGGAGGGTAAGCGGGCAATTCACGCTATCTTGCGCGGCGGCGGGGCGGTTCGTTCAATCCATTTTTCCAACATGCTAATTTACGCTAACGCGCTTGAATACGGGCATTCTAAGCAAGCCCCTGCTGGCGTTGTTGGCATTGTCGCAATACGCTTGCGCTCATTCATGGCGGAGGCGATCAAAGAGTCGAGGGCGAAAAATGCATTATGATCTGATGGTCGCGGCGCGTAAGGCGCTCGCAGAGGAATACGAAAGCGAATACCCGATCGCATATGAAAACGTAGAGTTCAAGCCGCCGAGCAAGGGCGGCATGTGGCTTGCTTTCCACTACACCGAGGCCGAAACGGTTTACGCCTCACTTGATAGAAAATGCCGCTATTACGTTGGCATGGTTCAGGTTAACGTGATCTTTGCGCCAGGCTCAGGCACGGACAAGGCCCGCAAGGTTGCGAAAGGGATTGCTGATTTTTTTGATGATGGTAAAATGTTTGAGACTGGTTATGTTAGCCAGGGCGGCGAGGTTCGCCCGATACAAAAGAGCGAAACGGGCTGGCTTGTTCCGGTTCGGTTCTATGTAAGAGCAGAAGAAAAGAGGAAATAAATATGCATCTTCCAAACGGTTCACAGGTTTTTGTTGAGAAAACGCGCGGCGGCTCCGCTATCAGTGTGACAGGCATCACCAACGCCCCCGAGCCTGTGCTGACTTGCTCGGCATCTCCTGGCGTGGCAAAAGGCGATTATGTGATCATCACCAGCTCTAATTGGGCCAAGCTGATTAACAAGGTTGGTCGAGTTAAAGCAGTATCATCAAGCAACGTTACAATCGAAGGTTTCAGCACCGAAGATAGAAACGTTTATTCAGGGACTGGCACCGCGACCATCTACAAGATCAGCGACTGGATCGAGGTTCCTTGCGTTCAAGATCTCTCCCAGGAAGGCGGCGAGCAGCAGTTTTATACTTACCAGTGCCTGGCCGACGACCGCGAGCAGCAGATCCCGACTTACAAGAGCGCTGCTTCCATGACCTACACTTTTGCGCACGAATACGATAACCCGATCTATCCGATTCTCCGCAAAGCCGATGAATCAGGCGAGGTTAAGGTTATGCGCATGTATGTTCCGCGTGCAAAAGAAATGCGCCTTTGGTCTGGTACTCTCTCGTTTAACGAGATCCCACAGACGGCAGTTAACGAAATGGAAACCGTTTCGCTAACCGTGTCGCTGAAAGGTGATTTCGCGTCTATGGCGGCTACCGTCGCTTAAACACAAGGGGGCTTGCGCCCCCTTTTTTATTTGTGTAATATCAAGGCTCCAACCAATCAGGAGAAAAGCAAATGGCTAAATTCAAACTCAAAATCGCCCCGATGCCGGATTTCAAACTGCCCGTAAAATTCAAACTCCCGAACGGCGATGAAGCAACGATTGTATTTACCGTCAAGCACAAAAAATCAACCGAAATTCAAGAGCTTTACCAGCGCGAAACCATGCGCGACGCAGAGTTTATTACTGAAATCGCTACGGGCTGGGATCTGGAAGAAGAATTTAACGAAGAAAACGCCGCCGCGCTCGTTGAATATTATCCGGCTGCGGCCCTGGCCCTTATGGGTTCTTACCTGGGCGCACTTGCGGGCCAGCGCGTAAAAAACTAAAACGGGCGGTTTACCTGTATTACCAGAAACCGCCCACAGATGAAGAGTTGAGAGCCGTTGGCCTTACCCGCTCCGATTACGAAGGGGAGGAGCCGCCGGAAATCATCTTTGATGAGAGCATGAGTCAGTCGTGGGATGTGTTTTGCGCTATGCAAACGCAATGGCGATCGGCTGGTGCTGGTGCTTATGGCCTTGATTACAATGTTTTGCCAATGCTATTCAGAATCTATAAAATAGAGGATGAAGAAATGGCCCTAAACGATTTGCGTATCATGGAGCAAAAAGCACTCGAAATGATGCACAACAAATAACAAAGCGCCTTCGGGCGCTTTTTTCGTATACGGAGGAAAAGCCTATGGCAGAACAATACGCTGGTTTGTCGCTTGGCGTTGACGTGTCACAAGTCACCTTCGCTGTGAAGTCGTTAAAGCAATTCAAGCGAGCGAACGAGGAAGCGGCGCAAGGTGTGAAGGATTTCGTTAACGAGGAGCAAATTGCACGCGAACAAGCGAAGCGGCTACGCGAGGAAATCAAGCGGCAGCGGCAGGCGTTCGAAAGCGTGCAAAGCACTATCGACCCGACCGCAGCAAAGATCAAAAGGCTAACGGCGGCGGCTGGCGAACTCGACAAGCTTTGGCAAAAAGGCGTTGTGCCTGATGAGGAGTTTTTTAACCTTAGCTCAATGATCGAGAGCCAGATTGGCAAGTTGGAGAGAAACAAGCGGGCGTTAACCGAGGAAGGGCGGGCGGCTATCGAGGAGTCGCGGAACAAGGAAAAAGCGGCGAAATCCGGCGCGGCATTCCTAGCGAGCCTTGAAGATCAGGCAAACGCAATCGGCAAGACGCGATCCGAATTGCTGGAAATGAAAGCGGCGCAACTTGGCGTTAGTGATCAGGCGGCCCCGTTCATTGAGCAGTTAAGAGCACAAGAGCGCGGGATGAATGCGGCAGGGATTAGCGCTGGTCAGTATAGAAATGCAATGCGAATGCTTCCGGCTCAGATTACTGACGTGGTAACGTCGCTCACTGGCGGAATGCCTATCTGGATGGTTGCGATCCAGCAGGGCGGGCAAATTAGCGACTCGTTCGGCGGTGTGAAAAACACTTTCAAGCAGTTGTTAAGCGTTTTAACCCCGGCTCGCGTCCTGATTGGTGGCGTGGTTGGCACGGTAGCGGCCCTGGCAAAAGCTGGATATGATGCATACTATTCGCAGCGCACACTGCAAAAGGCGCTGATTATGACGGGCGGATATGCTGGCAGCAGCGCGGCAGAAATCAAAGCTTTGGTTAGTGAGATCGCAGGTTCGGCTGCGGTAGCAACTTCGGGACAGATCCTGGAGGTCGCAACGGCGGTTGCCAAAACCGGCAAGTTCACGAAAGATGAGCTAAAGACGATCACGAAGGCTACAGCGGATTGGGTGGCAACTACTGGCGAATCGTCGGAAAAGGTTATCGGCTATTTCGAAAAGATCGCAGAAGACCCGATTAAGGGGCTGGCAGACTTAAACGAAAGCTTTAACTTTCTGGATAAAGGCCAGCTAACCTACATCGCCACGCTTGAGAAGACCAAAGGGGAAACCGAGGCCGTACAGTATGCTACGGAGCTTTTCGCTCAAACGATGAAAGACCGTTCAGCGGAGATTGCCGAAAGCGCAACGCCACTTGAAAAGATGTGGATTGACATTAAACAGTGGGCTTCCGAAGCGTGGGACGAAGTAGGCATTATAACGCTGACAGCGGGGAACATGATCGCCGATGTTGTGATGGGTGTCGTTAACCAGATCCGCCTGATCTTGGCTCAGGGCGATAAGATGATTGCGGATTTCCTGGTGAGCGTTGGAAATAAAACCTCATCGCTTCCCGTAATCGGCTCATGGTTCCAGGGGGTCGCAAAGGAACAAGCAGCCGTAGCCAAAAAATCAGCGAAAGAGATCTCAGAGCTTGAGCAGCGGATTGCGGAAATTGACGGGCGGTTATCTAACCCGGCAGGTTATCGCAAAATGGTTGAGGAGCAAGGCAAGTTTGCGGGCAAATCAAAGGAAGTTAAGGAGGCTGTAAGTAAAGAGGCCGAAGCGCTCAAAGATCGCAACAAGGAGCAAAAGGTTACTATTGATCAGGGAACTCGACTGTTAGACCAGTATGAGCAGGACTTGATAGCGCTGCAAACTCAATTGCAGGTCTTGAAAGAGCATCGCGATATCAACGACAAAATCAGCCAGCAGCGCAAAAACTTATGGAATACTCAGGCACGCTTTCAAGTGCTGGAGAAGGAAGCGCAGCGACGCAAGTTAACAGCAGATGAGCGGGCAGAACTGGCTAACAAGGACAAGATTTTAGCCCTACGCGAGCAGGCGGCGGTAATTGGAGATCAGATTACCAAGCAAGAGCAGTTGATCAAACGCGAGCAGGACGCAGCAAAATTCCTACGGGAACAAGCGGCGGCAATCGCAAAAATCCAGGCTCAGGCGCAAGGTAAATCAGATCGGCAGGCGTCGCGCGATGCAGAACTGGAGCAAATCAAATCCAGTTGGCTAAACCAGGGTGGGAGCCTTGAGGATCAGGAATTGCAAGCAATGCTGGCTAAACGGCAAGAGTATTACGCCGAGGAGGACAGCTTGCGCGGTAACTGGCTGGCGGGCATCAAAAAATCCTGGGCCGAGTACGGCGAAACCGTAAACGATATTAACGGGCAAATTGAGAACATCGGCATGTCTGCGTTGAGCGGTCTTTCTGATCAGCTAACAGAGTTTTTGACCACTGGCAAAGCCAGCTTTAAAGACTTTGCGTCAAGCATCATTGGGATGATTGTTAAGATGATCGCGCAAATGGTTATCTTCAACACGCTTTCCGGCCTAATGCCTGGTGGCGGTGGCGGTAGCTTCTCGTTCGCGAATATGCTTGGCGGAGGCGGCAAGGCTGCGAAAGGGTACGCAAACGGCGGATACACTGGCGACGGCGGGAAGTATGAGCCAAAAGGCATTGTGCATGGTGGCGAATTTGTGTTCACCAAAGAGGCGACGAAGCGGATCGGCACGCGCAACCTGTATAAACTTATGCGGGGATATGCGAACGGCGGCATCGTTGGCGGCAATACCTACGGCGGCGCGTCTACTTCGGCGGCTGGATCTCAATTCACCTTTGGAGATATCAATGTTGACATCAACAACGGAAACGATCCGAAAGGCCTGGAGACTGGCGTTAAGATGATTTTCACCGAAATGATTCAACGTGCATGCGCACAAGGCGGAGAGGTTTACAACTTTGTTAATAGCAAGAGGGGCTGATTATGGCGCTTGATGAATTTACATGGTGCACCCAAACGCAGGGAGGCGGCGGGGCAATGACGACAGAGAATAACGACAGGGAGGTTGTTTTCGGGAATGGGTATAAGCAAGTTGCATCGTCTGGATTCAACACAACTCGCCGCTCATTCTCCATCGTTTACGCCGGGAAGGATTACAAAAAGGTTATCGACTTCCTGAATGGTCACAGGCTAAAGCCGTTTCTATGGGTTATGCCAGATGGAAACCTGGGGTTGTTCCGGGTTAAGTCTGGAACCGTGTCGGCGTCGCCAGTATCGCCAACCGTTCAGGAAGTAAAGGCAACTTTTGAGGAGCAATTCACATCCATTAAATAACCAGCGGCCCGCCTTTTGTGCGGGCCTTTGTTGTTCTATAATGGCTAAAAAGAGGAGGAAACATTATGGCTAATGAGGTTAGTTCAGCTTTCGGTAACTGCTTGCAAAGCCTTTACCCCGGAGAAATCATAACGCTTGTTGAGGTTGACGGCACAAAGTTTGGGGCGCAGATATACCGCTTCCATAACGAGAATATCGCCTATACGCCAGAGGAGCTAATGCAAGCGCGGCAAACTGGCACGCTACCGGAGAAAAACATCATCTTTCGCGGCGACGTTTACGGAGCGCGGCCCTTCGGTATATCAGGGATAAATTTCACCAGCAACGGGAAGGCAGAGAAACCACAACTAACGCTATCAAATATTGATAGCCAGGTTTCCGCGCTAATCCGGGCCTATAACGGAATGATGCAAGCGAAGGTTACTATCTGGATCACGCCGTCAGATCTGATTGATAAATCTGGCAACGTTGCCGATGGTGATTATCGCAAGATGGTTTATTACATCGAACGTCCCAATTTTTGTAACCAGTCAACGGCGCGATTTGATTTAACCACGCCTTACGATATGGACGGAATTATGATTCCGCCGCGCACGGCTCAAAGCGTTTGCTATTGGGCGCAAAGGGGATGGTATCGTTCCGGCAAGGGTTGCGGATACAACGGATCGCGAATGTTCGACAAAGACAACAACCCCGTTACAGATCCGAGCCAGGATTATTGCGCCGGAACCGCTACGGCTTGCAAGCTGCGTTTCGGAGCAGATCGGGAACTTGATTTCGGCGGTTGTGCCGTAGCATCACTATTGAGGAAAAATCAATGATTAGTGCAAAAATTAAGCTTGAGATTATGCGCCACGCGCAAGACGTTTACCCGCATGAATGTTGCGGCGTGGTCACGCAAAAAAGCCGGGTGCAAAAATTCCATCCGATCGCCAACGTTCACGCAGACCCTGAAAATCATTTCGAAATGGATGCAGCAGAATACGCACAGGCGCTTGATAGCGGCGAGCTAATCGCGGTCGTGCATTCGCATACCGGAGACGGCGCAACGACGCTACCGAGTGCGCACGACACATGCATTTGCGATGAAATGGGTGTGACCTGGATTATTGTTTCCTTGCCGGAGGGCGATATGCGTTTTGTTGAACCGCAATCAAGGCCGCTGACTGGTCGCCCCTGGTCGCTTGGTTCATACGATTGTTGGGGTCTGGTGATGGCCTGGCACAAAGAGCACGGCGTGATCCTGAATGATTTTCGCAAGCCTTACGAGTGGTGGAAGCCGGAGCACGGCGAAAACTTGTACCAGGACAACTATCTGAAAGAGGGATTCATTCCGACGGGCAAGCCGCCAGAGCCTGGCGATATGGTGATCATGCAGTTACAGGCGTCAGTTTGGAACCATGCCGGAATTTACTTGGGCAACAACCAATTGTTGCATCATGCTTTCGGTAAGTTGTCGCGCCAGGATCTCTATTCTGGATGGTATCAAGATCACACCGTCATGGTGTGCAGGCATAAGGATTTAAAGTTATGATGCAGACAGTTAAAACTATCAAGCTTTCTGGCTCGCTGGGACGCCGTTTCGGCGTCTTTCATGAGTTAGCCGTTGATTCATACCCCGAAGCAATCCGGGCGCTCTCAGTTACGCTGGAGGGCTTTAAAGACTATATGCAAAGCGAAGTTGGTTCGCGCATGCGCTACGCTGTTTTTGTCGATGGCCGGAATGTGGGGCATCACGACGAAAAAGCTTGGCAGTGCGCAAAGGAGATCCGCATTATCCCGATCCCCACAGGCTCAAAATCTGGTGGTCTGTTTCAGGTTGTTTTGGGCGCGGCGATTATGGCTACTGCGTTTTTTACTGGTGGTCAGTCGCTGGCTTTAATGGGTGCGTTTGCCTCATCCGCTTTCATGTTCGGCGGCGCAATGGCGCTGGGTGGCGTAATGCAAATGATTTCGCCGCAGCAAGGCGGGGCCAAGTTCGAAAGTCAGAGCGCAGAAAATAAACCATCCTATGCGTTCGGCGGCGCGGTGAATACCACGGCGGCAGGATACCCAATCCCGCTACCGTATGGACAGCGCACCGTGGGCGGCGCAGTATGGAGCGCCGGGAGTTATGCAGAGGATATGGTTTAAGTTATTGCCCGCCTTGCGCGGGCTTTTTTGTGTCCGTATAATGTGTAAACCGATAAACAGCACAAAAGGTTAAAACTCATGGTAAAAAATGTGATAACCGGGAGTAAAGGCGGCTCATCAAAGCCGAAAAAGCCAAAGGAAATGGAAGACAACCTGATTTCCATTAACAAAATCAAAGTATTACTGGCGGTTTCAGATGGTGAGTGCGATCCTAATTTCTCATTAAAGAACTTGTATCTCGACGATGTGGTTGTTCAGAACGAGGACGGGACATTTAACTATGAGGGCGTAACGGCTGAATTTAGGCCGGGAACTCAGGATCAGCCATACATCCAGGGTTTTACGGATACCTCAAGCGAAATAACGGTTGCTCGCGATCTGACAACTAAAACACCTTATAGCATTTCAGTAACCAACAAGAACCTTTCTGCGATCAGAATCCGCGTGCTGATGCCGCGAGGCGTTACCAACGAGGACGACGGAGATCTGGTTGGTGTTCGCGTTGAGTATGCCGTTGACATGGCGGTTGATGGCGGTTCGTTTAATCAGGTAATGAGCGACGTTATCGAAGGTAAGACAACAAGCGGTTACGATCGGAGCCGCCGTATTGATTTACCGAGCTTTAACAGCCAGGTGATTTTGCGCGTTCGCCGCGTGACGCCTGACAGCACAAGCGCAAAGGTGGTGGACGCAATCAAGCTGCAAAGTTACGCAGAGGTTATTGATGCAAAATTCCGCTATCCGCTGACTGGTTTAGTTTACGTTGAATTTGATTCCGAGTTGTTCCCGAACCAGATCCCGAACATCTCAACCAAAAAGCGCTGGAAGTTGATAAACATCCCGTCGAATTACGACCCGATTGCTCGGACGTATTCTGGAAACTGGAACGGGACATTTAAAAAGGCGTGGAGCAACAACCCGGCTTGGGTGCTTTACGACTTAATCACCAATCAGCGCTACGGACTAGATCAACGTGAGTTGGGCATTCCGCTTGATAAGTGGGCGCTTTACGATGCTGGCCGCTATTGCGATCAGATGGTGCCGGACGGAAAAGGCGGAACAGAGCCGCGCTATCTGTGCGATGTTGTGATCCAGAGCCAGGTTGAGGCTTACCAGCTTGTGACTGATATTTGCTCAATCTTCCGTGGAATGACTTTCTGGAACGGAGAAAGCCTTTCCATCGTCGTTGATAAGCCGCGCGAGCCGTCCTACATTTTCACAAACGATAACGTAGTTAACGGGGAATTTTCCTACACGTTCGCCAGTGAAAAGAGTATGTATACATCTTGCAACGTCACTTTCGACGATGAGCAAAATTTGTATCAGCAGGACGTAGAGCCAGTTTTCGACACAGAGGCAGCATTGCGTTTCGGTCACAACCCGACAAGCATCACCGCGATCGGATGCACTCGACGCAGCGAAGCAAACCGCCGTGGGCGCTGGATTCTGAAAACCAACTTGCGCAGCACTACGGTTAACTTTGCTACTGGCCTGGAGGGCATGATCCCGACGATAGGCGACGTTGTGGCTATTTCGGACAACTTCTGGAGCAGCAACCTAGCGCTCAACCTTTCCGGGCGTGTGATGGAGGTTAGCGGCTTGCAAGTCTTTTTGCCGTTTAAGGTTGACGCGCGAGCTGGCGATTTCATCATGATCAACAAGCCGGACGGAAAGCCAGTTAAGCGCACAATTTCTCGCGTTAGCGCAGACGGCAAAACCATTGAGCTAAATGTTGGTTTCGGTTTCGACGTTAAGCCGGATGCAGTTTTTGCCATTGAGCGCACAGACATTGCATTGCAGCAATACGTTGTGACGCAAATCACCAAAGGCGACGGCGACGAGGAGTTCACGTACAGCATTACGGCTGTACAGTACGATCCGAACAAATATGACGCGATTGATTACGGCGTCAACGTTGACGACCGACCAACCAGCATTGTTGACCCGGATAGACTGGCAGCGCCGAAAAATGTAAGGGTAACTTCCTACTCTCGCGTTTTGCAGGGTGTTAGCGTTGAGACGATGCATGTTAACTGGGACAAAGTGCCTTACGCGAGCATGTATGAAATGCAGTGGCGCAAGGGCAATGGTAACTGGCACAACACGCCGCAAACGGCAAACAAAGAGATCGAGGTTGAGGGCATTTATGCTGGCAATTACGCCGTGCGAGTTCGCTCAGTTTCTGCGAGTGGTAGCTCGTCTGGATGGTCGAACATCGTAACAGCTTCTCTGACTGGTAAAGTTGGCGAGCCTGGAGCGCCGATAAACTTAACCGCCTCAACCGATGAGGTGTTTGGTATTCGCGTCAAGTGGGGCATGCCAGCAGGAACAGAGGATACGGCCTATATTGAATTGCAGCAGTCGGAAACCGGAAGCGAAGAGTCGGCAACGCTCTTAACGCTTGTTCCGTATCCGCAAAGCGAATACTGGCACAGCATTCTCCCGGCTGGTTACGTCAATCATTATCGCATTCGCAGCGTTGACAGAATCGGCAACGTTTCGGCTTGGACTAACTTTGTTCGCGGTCAATCCTCTATTGATATCGATGACATTGTAGAGGACATTTGGAACGACATTAAGGATTCGGAAGGCTTTAAGGATCTGATTGAAAGCGCCATTGACACCGGGATCGCAAACTCCGAAATCGTGAAGGAAGCCACAGAATCGGCGCTTGATGCGGCTAACAAGATCAAAGACCAGGCGCAGGCGGTCATTGAGAATGCGTTAGCAACCGATACTAATCTACGCTGGACGCGCGTCCAGAACGGGCGTAGAAAGGCGGAAATTGGCGAGTCAATGGATTTGATAGCCGACGAAACGCAAGCGCGTATAGAGGCAGTTAAGAAGCTTAGAACCGAGTTTAATGATGGCATTAGCGCGGAGATTACGAAAGTAACGAAATTAATCTCAACGGAAGCGGAAACGCGAGCCTCGGAGATTAAAAAGTTACAGGCGGAATTTAACACCGCGATCGGCAACACAAACGCAGCAGTAACGCGAGCAGAGGAAGCGATCAGCAACGAGAGCGAAGCGCGGGCAACCGCAATTAGCAATCTTGATGCGAAGCTAACAAAAGCCATTAATGATGCGAAAGTTGAGCTAAACGCCAACATTCAACGAGTCGATCAGGCTGTCACCGATGAAGCAGGGGCACGTGCTCAAGCTATCGAATCGCTGAAAGCCGAATACAAAAAGGCAATTAGCGACGCGGTAGGGGCGGCAAAAACCGAGCTTAACGCGAGCATTAACCGAGTTGATCAGGCCGTAGCCGATGAGGAAGCAGCCAGGGCGCAAGCCGTTCAGGCGCTGGACGCCAAATTTACTAAGCAGTTAGGCGATGCGAAAAAAGAGCTTAACGCCGGTATTAGCCGAGTAGACCAAGCGATCACAACTGAAACGGAAGCCAGGGCGCAAGCTGTTAGCGGCTTGGATGCGAAGTTGACGAAACTCGTTGGCGACACCAAAACCGAAATAAACGCCAATATCAGTCGAGTTGATCAGGCGGTAGCCAATGAAGCAGAGGCAAGGGCTAACGCCGATACCTCGTTAAGTACGCAGATTGGGGAGACTAAAGCGGCGTTAACGCAAAAGTTAGACTCATGGGTTACGGCTGAAAATGCTGGTGTGATGTACGGCGTAAACCTGGGCCTCAAGTACAAAGGCAAGGAATACAAGGCTGGCATGAACCTTATGCTGGTTGGCGAGGGCAATAACGCCAAATCGCAATTCCTGTTTAGTGCTGACAGGTTCGCAATCATCCCATCGCTGGATCGTGGCGATCTTAAAACGCTGCCGTTTGTTGTTGAAAACAATCAGGTTTTCATGCAATCAGCACTGATTAAAGACGGCACGATCACAAATGCCAAGATTGGTGATTTCATAAAGTCTAACAATTGGGATGGTAATAACGGCTGGTACATTGGCAAAGATGGGTGGTCTAGCTTCCTGAATGTTACGGTTCGCGGGACGATTTACGGTAACGACGGCTACTTTAATGGCACCGTTTACGCAAACCGCATTGAAGGTGACGTGATGATCGCAGAGTCTGAAACGATACCGTTCAGGAACTACGACAGCATTCCGAGAGGTGACTATGAGATTTTCAGGATTAACGGGGAGAACTTTGACCGACAGATCGACACAAACCTTATTGTCTGGTGCTCTTGCTCTCAGCGAAATTATTTCCGCTTGATTGTGCAAACGCCAGGTAAGGGCGATGTTGAATATTATTATCTTGACACTGGAAACGAAGGTGGCGGTAGGGCGTTTGCTTTGCGCGGATTCTTCATCCCGGCGGCTGGAAGGGGTCAACAAAACAGGATCATTGTTAGGGTTCAGGAGAGCAGAAGCTCAACAATCAAGACCTACACGCCTTGGGTGGAGCGCGAGATGGGGCAGAAGTACAACGATGTTCCTAACTCCTCTATCAACAACCGAAACTTCATTCGTGAAAAGTCATACATTGCAGCATACCGCGCTGGGCGTCGGATTATTGCATAACCAAAAGGGGGCCAATAGGCTCCCTTTGTTCTTTTTGTTTCCCGCCGTTTCCGTTTTCTGGTTCCGCAGAATCGCAATACGTTTTAAAACAGAAAAAACACACAAATCCACCTATAATAGATAATAAAAACAATAAGTTAGTTATATATATCTAATATTGTTTTTTTATTGTTTCTATTGTTTCACTAGTAATAGCGTTGTCTTGCTATCTGCCTGTTTATACGTTTTATGTATTTGGTGTGTGTATTTATATATAGGGTACTCCGCAAAACGCGAAACGAGGAAACAGCCAAAAAACAAGCATCCATTTCGAGCAATATCATACACTTACAAGCGCGATTTGTTTCCTTGCATCTTGGGAACGTTTCGGAAACAGAAAAAACGGCAATAGCTATTGACTAAATGCAGAAACTAGCTACAATGCACACATACCAACAAGAGGAGCCGACAATGAGTGATAACGTATTCAAGGTCTACACAAGCGACGAACTAACAAACGACGCCTATCACGACCCTAATTCATGGTGCGCGGAGTATGTGAGCGGTTCAAGCCTGGCTGATATCTTCTCAACTTGCCCGGCGGCGTGGAAATTCAAGCAGAGAGAAAACAGCAAAGCGCTAACTTTCGGCACGCAGTCGCACACAAACTTTGAAAGCCGCGAATTGTTCGAAAAGCATTATCGCAGAGCACCAGCGGCGGAGGATTTTAAGAATCTGATCACCAGCCAGACAGCATTAGCCAGCAAGTTAAAATCTTTTGACCTGAAAGGTACAACCGGGAAAGGCTACCAGGAATTGCTGGAGATGATGGTGAAGTGTGGGGAAGATTTGAATGTGCTTTGGCTTATCGAAATGATCGCAGAAAGCCAGGCGCGGGCCGATGGGGTGGAGCTTGTCCCGGCAAAAGATTACGACGCATGCGTTAAAATGCGCGAAGTGCTGGAAAGCATACCGGAGCACAACGCATGCATGAACAGCCCAACCGCACAGCGTGAGCTTTCAATCTTCGGGGAGATTGGCGGCGTTAAAGTCAAGGTGAGACTGGATCACATCGACATTTGCAAAGGTGTGTGGGCCACCGTAAAAACCGGAGAAGATCCAGAAGGAAATCCGATTTACGAGGCTGTGCAATACGAGGAGGCGATTGTTATTACCGACTACAAAACCACGGCGAGCGCCAACCCTTCCGAGTTCGGACGCCTGGCGGTGAATCATGGCTACCTGCTTAAAATGGCGTTGCAGCATGATCTATTTAAACGAGCGTACCCGGAAGAGAAAAGGCCCGTAGTTGTCCGACTGCTGGCGCAGGAGAAAAAGGAGCCTTTCTTGCCGCTGGCGTTCCGCATGCGACCGGAGCACTTAAAGATCGGGCGATTGCAGTATATGAGCGTAATCAAAACTTACGCCATGTGCGAGGCGCACAACATCTGGCCATCATACGCAAACGGCGAGCCAGAGATTGATCTAGATGTTCCTGACTGGTTCACTCGCCAGTACAAAGAATTTTTATAGTAAATGGCACAAATAGCTAAACAAATGAAAATCGGGGTGTTATAATGCATCCCGTAAGTTAAACAAAGCCACCAAGGAGATTCACCATGAACACTAAAGAAATGAGCGAAGCACGTGCAGAAGTTGTAAACCACCTGGGCGAATTTATTGCCCGCCTGTCATACGCACTGCGCGATTTCGTTACGCCACTCGACCCAACCGAAGGCCCGGATGAAATGGCATACATCCGCCGCGTAATGGATGCTGTCGATAACGTGGTTCTGGTTGCGGCGCTGCGAGAAAATGACAAACAGGCCATTGAAGCGATTAAAGAATCCTCCAATTTAATGATGGAAAACCTAATCAAGTTCCACACCGAAGGCGAAGTTAAGCACTAATTAAAACAAGGGGAGGCGAAAGCCTCCCAACCAATCAGGAGATAAAACATGAAGCTTTCCGAAAAGTTCGACGAGGTTTTACCAGCGCTGCATAAGGCTCGCAGCATGTTCGTCAAGGTGAAAAAAGACAAACAAAACACACACCTAAAAAACAGGTATGCGACGCTCGATAGCGTTCTTGATGCAATAACCCCTGCGCTAACAGATAACGACCTTATGTTAATGCAGGATATGATCGAGAGCGAAGCTCCAAACAGAATCAAGGTCGAGACGACCGTTATTCACGTTTCCGGCCAGTGGGTTAAATTCTACGCTGAATTGCCGATTGTCAAAAACGACCCGCAAGGCGTTGGATCTGCTTTCACTTACGCTCGACGCTACGCAGCCGCCGCCGCATTTGGTTTAAGCCAGGCAGACGACGACGCACAAATCGCGGTCAAGAGCGCACAGGACTGGAAGCGCGACATTGACAAATGCGAAGATATGGAATCGTTGCAGCGAGTTCTAAAACAGGCATGGAGCGCATGCGATCCGGCAAGTAAGCAGGTGGTAAAAGAGCATTACGAAAGCCGTAAGGCGCAGATTGAGATCGGAAGCGCTCGCGGATTCTCCCCGGCATCACCACGCCAAAACCTGGCAACCACGGTTGACCAACCAGCCGCCAAGGCGGTAGAATCACAGCCAATCACCGATTTTGAATAATTAACAGCGGGGCGGAAACGCCCCGATAAGGATCATATAATGCATGTAATTACCGGAGAAATTCGCAAAGAGCCTCGCGTTAAAGCTGGTGCAAACGGCACGCTGTACATCGTCGAGTTGTCCGAGCGATACAAAGACCGCGATCAGCAGTGGCAATACACCAATTACACTTTCTTTTTCAACGCCAAAAGCGAGGGGTTAAACGGCTGGTATCAGGAAGCTTTCCAGGTCGGCAAGGTGATCTCCGTTTCGTGCGAAACGCTGCGCATTGAGTCGCGAGAGTACGAGGGCAAGGTTTACAACACGCTCCAGGCTGGCGGATTTGCAAACTTGATTTTCAGCCAGCGCGGCGGGCAGCAAGCGCCACAGCAAAACCAGCCACGCCAGCAAACGCAATCGCAGCCACGCCAAAACAGCGAGCCGCCGATTGATTTTGATGATGATATACCGTTCTAAAAGCAAAGGGGCCAATTGGCCCCTTTTATTATTCACCTTTCAGTTTTCTAATCTCCTCTTTCAGTTCGTCAACTTGAGCCGATAGCGCCTTGATTGCGCAAAGTGCATCCATTAACAGCGGGTTGGTGTCAAGAACAAGTCGCTTATTCTCGACTACGTTACCGTCCGCGTCCTGATAGGATGTGTCGCTTTCTTTGACGTAGCACGGATCGATTTCTCTCACCTGCTGTGCAATAACGCCTCGACGCTCTCGTTTCTGATCATCATCCTTGTAATTGAACTTGACCAGGTTCATTGCCTTGATGTTTTCGAGTGACTGCAAACCATCATAAGCAACAACATTGTCTTTGTAGTTAATGTCAGAAAGACCAGCAAAAACAACGTCGCCGTGCGTAGTGCTTGAGATCTTGCCGTTTGATTTAAACTGCCAATACTGCGTAGTTGCACCAAAACCGCTGACCTCAATAACTCCACGGTGTTCGTATCCAACATTTTCCTCCAACCACAAGGCGCAGCGAGCACCGCCGCCCCTCTCGTTGAATCGCGAAATAAAAGACGGAGCTTTAAGTATCGCGCCAGAACCACCAGTCGGATCTTTTGTTGGCCAGGCAATGAAAGCATCATTGTTACAGCCTCTAATCAGCCCTTGCGCTGTGAATTCATTCAAAGCGCGCACCCTTCGACAATCAAAAGTTAGCAGATCCGCAGCGTCTTGGATAATCCTTGCTGTGTAGTCAGACTCAGCATTGCCATAATGTAAATCAATATATGGCGTTGAGTTGTATAGCTCAATCGAGCCAAAATTACACATCTTACCTTTTGCGCTAAAGCCTTTACCAGCAGTGATTGAGCCAGTGGATGAAACAGCGCCGTTGATTGTTGCGCTTGTCGCCGTCAATCCGCCGTTAATCTCCGCGCTTGTCGCCTTAACCTTCCCGCTAACATCAAGCATCCCCCCACTGCTAATTGTCACCTGGCCCGCCCCGTCTCCATCGCCATTTGGACGCAAATAAATTCGCTGTCCAGCTTTTGCGCTAATGATCGGCTCCCCTCCGCTATTGCAACGGATTGCTGCACCTTGACCAAATTTAATTTTGGTATCGCCAGAGGTTGCCGATGTACAAGAGATCTCGATCCCGTTATCCATTGCCGAAGCGCCAGCAGGTCGCAACGCTATGTTTCTATCAGTACCGCCGGAGGCGGAAAGAATCAAGCGACCCTCGCCACCCTCGCGAACGATTGACCCGCGACCAATTACGATCCCCTTGTCACTGCCCGGCACTTTTGATGCTACGCCGCCACCAACGCCAAGGTTTCCGTTTAGAGAACCAGCGCCACCAACCGCCAACTCACCACCAGACAAACGACCGGATGCGCTTAACGTCTTAACGCTAACGTCCTGGCTCATGCCGCTTACAACCGACTCACGCCATGCAGTCCAGGTTCCGTTGTTGCAATAACGTGTGAATTCACGGTTTGACTCAGTGCCAAAAAGGCGCTGGCGGTTAGTGAAATCAGTGTCACTCACTTTGCGGATCGACTCGACGTAAATAATGAAGTTGCCAGCAACCCCGCCCGGCTTGTTGGTAATGTTGCTACCGCCTCCAGCGCTCGGGCATTGATAAACATAAATCGTTCCAGGGTCGCTTTTCTTAATCATCAATGAATTAAGATCAAGTCTCTGGTCGGCAATGTTTTTAGCTTCCCAAGCGCCAGCAAAGCCACTGGTGAAATTCATTAGCCCACCCACGGAGAAACCAGCATCAAGCATTTTTTTCGTGATTAGCTTGCTGTTTTGCTTATGGTCTGCGTTCTCGCCAAAGGCAATATCTCCATCAACATCAACCCCAAGCATCTTTGCGTTCATGTTATTGAGCTTGAATCCGATCGACACGTTAGAATCGGCGTCGCGCGTTAACATGATCGGCGTGTGTTGCTTGCCACTAACAGCAATCGTGCTTGCGGCTGTGTTTGTGTCAGTATTTGCAAGCGCAAGTGACTGACCGGAAACCCTGTAAGCTGCCTTTACATCCTTCGCCTCAAGACGCCCGTCATGACGGATGACAACATCTCCTCCAGTGGTTCCGCCGGTGGTCTTTGCTCGAATGCGGATCTCGCCCAGCGATGCATTGTTTTCCGGCGACCAAATCACCCCGCGCTCGGTTCCGTCTGCATTCATAAACCACAGATGAGCGTTTCCGCTTGCAGATTTCAACCTGATAGACGGCGTACCTTTCGAGATATCAAGATCACCAGTCATGGTATCGCCAGCCTTCTTAACTTGAGCGTCGTTTGTTACGTTGCCCAGGCCAACATCCGATTTAGACGGCTTGTTTGCCGTGCCGTAAAGGGTATTTACCTTTACGTTTCCGGCTTCAAGACTTGCGTCATTGGCGGCGAGTATCACAACCTTCCCGCTATTATAGTCAATGTTAATCGCTGAATTAGTGTCACCGCAGCGAGAGAATATGCCGGAACCGTGAGACATAACGTTTGAGTTAGACCCAGACTTGTTGCTTGCACGCCAAAAATGACCGCCTTTCTCTTTCATGCGCCGCATTAAGTCTGCGTTGCTGGTAATGTCATTGTGTGAAATCCCGTTACCACCAAGACCAAAAGCGCCAATTTCCATAACGTTAGCAAGACCAAGATCGCCACGAGAAGGCTTGTTAATCTCATCATATACGCGAATTGCCTCGCTTTTCACCCACCCATCCGGTGCGCTTGTTTGGCTAACATACCCGTTAGGAATATAAAGCTCAGAATGGCCTGCTCTTGCCAGAATCGCCACCTTCACGTTATTAATGAAAGCTCGCTGGAAAGCCCAAATTTCAAAGAATCCATCGCCCTTAACAATCCCATATCGCATTTGGTTATCTTCTGCGAGGTTCGGATCACCAAGACGGCGAATCTGCATAAACTGGCGAACGTTTGAGGCGGTAATGGTGGTAGTTCCAAGCCCTCGCGCCGAGGCATCAAGAAAGTCTACCGAACTGCAACGGGCGCCATAGTTGCCGCCATTAGTGATCATTAGCGTAACGTGGCACTCACTGCTGCCGGGATCAGACAGTTTTGCGATTTTTATATACTTTTCCTCTGCCCCCGTGCCAACGGGCCAATTATATTGTGTGAGCGGATTGGCAATCAGAGAGGCTTTATCAGCATACTCTTTTGCTTTGTTCTCGCTGTTTTTGGCGTTGGTTTCGCTTGTCTTCGCGTTCGTCTCGGACGTTTTAGCGGCGTTTTTGCTGTTATTGGCGTTAGTCTCGCTGGTTTTCGCCGCGCTTGCCGAATTTGCCGCCGCAGTTTTTGAGTTTTCCGCGTTAGTCTCGCTGGTTTTCGCTGCGCTCGCAGAGTTAGCCGCCGCCGTTTTTGAGTTTGCCGCCGCCGTTTCGCTCGCCTTCGCTGCGTCTTGGCTTGCCCTAGCTGCCGTCGCGGAGTTAGCCGCCGCCGTCTTGCTTGATGCTGCGTTTGTCTCAGATGCTTTGGCGTTAGTCTCGGAAGTTTTGGCGGCGTTCTTGCTGTTATTCGCTGCCGTCTCGCTGGCCTTAGCGTTGGTTTCAGAGGTCTTGGCTGCGTTCTTGCTTGCTAACGCTGCGTCTTCCGACGCTTTGGCGTTGGTTTCGGAAGTCTTCGCTTTTGCGGCTGCATCCTTTGTCTGATTGGTCAGATTTTCCAGTTTTGCAAAATCAAAATCCTGTAAGAATTCGATAAAGTGTTCAAACTCGGTTTCTCTCCCCTGGTAATAACGCAGAGTTTCGGCCACGTCTTGCGCCAGCCCGTCAACGGTCAGCGAGTCATGCAGCAAGATCACATAATCTGTACGCGAAACGACTGCGCCGCCAGTAGCGATTGCGCGAATAGATGTATCACTAACAACCTCAGTGATAACGCCGATCTTAACCGGATTGGTTAAAAACATGATTGTAGCGCCAGCGCGAATGAGCGTTAATTGCTCGCGCCATTTTGTGCCGTATCCAGTAATGTAGCCTTGAGCGTCCATTGACGCCTGACCTGTGCGATAAATAGCCATCTATAAAATCTCCTAAATAGCACGTTTTGTTAATGACAGGGGTAATTCTAGCATTGCGCAAGGCATAAAAAAAGCCCCGCAACAAAAAACAATGCGGGGCCAAAACCAATGGAGATAATACAATGAGGGTCACAAGAGGGATTCAGGCTTGTAGAGCTTTCGCTCTATCCCTCGCTTGAAATTATTGTCGATCGGGATCATGACGTCAAGACCTCTTTCTTCTGCCGCTATCAAAACATCGCGATCCGTTGTTCTGCAAACCACGCGCATTTGTCGCGGGCCTTTGTATCGGTGCGCCACCATCTCAAGATTGTACTGGCTAAAGCACGTCCAAACCTCTTGCCCGGTTGATAAATGAGTGTGCTGTGCATCAATCCAATCAACGCAGAGATAGATCGTTTTATCTGTCTTACCAGTCACGGCAACCGATCCCCTTGTGTAATCTTTGGCGTAAAAGCTTTGCGTTGCCTCGCCGTCAATAAACAGAATGTTGCACATCTCATCATCAACGCCATCCTCATGTACGAGCATGCACGGAATGGCGTGTATTAGCTCCTCTTCAGGCGTTCCAGCGTTTTTTACGCCTACGGAATACGATTCATCATCTGGTGGGAAAATCCCCTCATAAGCGCTTAGAGGCGTTCTGTCTGCCTTTATTGTTCGTTCCATTACCGCAACGCAGTTTTCATGCGGAGCCTGTGCGCCAAAGTTGTAGCCAGACGAACGGGAGGCTCGTTTATTCGCCTTGATCACATACTCTTGCGGAACCTTCCCAAGAAAGCGACCAAGGATGTTAATCACCTCGCTGTAAGGTTCCCCGGTTAGCTTCATCATCCATCCGATCCCGGAGTCATTACCGCATGCGTTGCAGATCGCGCCGCCGTCGCCGTCCGTGTTTAATTTGTCAGTCCAGCGGAAGCGGTCTTTACCTCCGCAATGCGGGCATGGCTGGTGCTTTTTGTTGAATACGTCACTATGCAATCCGCAGATGGATTGCAGCGCGTCGCGCCACATCCCTTTCATGTACGGCAAAACATCTTCTTTCTGATACATCATTTGCATATTGATTTCTCCAAATAAAAATCGCGTGCATGGAATCTACCACACACGCGATCGCGTCATTTAGCTTTTTGTGCTGTCCGCAAAATCAGAATCCTTGACTACTCGCAGCATTTCGCGGCGGTCACATTTGCGGGTAAGCGCTTTGCCGTTGGAGTCGAAACGCAGATCTGGACGGCAGAATGAAGCGCGATAACCCTTGCAACCCTGGCGTTTGTAGTCGCGATGTACTCGTTCGGCACCGCTGGCGGAAATCATGCCACGCTTTCGCCATTGCTGGATTGTCTGATGGGTAACACCAAGGCGGCGACACATTTCAGCTTGAGTTCCGTAATATTCGCGGATAATATCAAGTCGCGCCCGCAGACCTGCACGCACTTCATCTTTAAGCACATAGTAACCCGTCTTGCGCTTGCGTGGCTTTTTGTCTTTACCGCGCCGGGTTCCGTTGTTGCCATTGAGTGTGCGTTTGTCAATCTTTCCGGTTGATACTGCAATGCGTGGCTCTTTCATAAAAATATCTCCTATAGCACTTTTTGCTAAAAATTTTCGTTTTGAGGCGTTTATTATAGCCGCAAACGAACCAACGTTAAAGGCTAAAAATGGCAATTCCAAACATCAAACGGCAGATTTCAACACTTGGCGAAGCAGTCATTAAGGCGCTGCAATCACGCTTTACGGTTGGCGATATCGTGCCTTATCCATATCAATGCGTCGCGTACACCGAGATCGCAAAGCGCATGAAAAATTACGAGCACCCTTTCTTTGTGAAGGCGTCCGTATCCGCTGGTAAAACAATCATCTTCGCAATGGTGGCCGCGCAGTGTAAGCGCATGGGGCTGAAAATGATGGTTCTGGCCCGCCAGGCTGAAATTGTGGATCAGGATTCAGAAGAAATTAGTAACTTTGGCGTCCCTAACTCCATCTATTGCGCCGGACTAAAAACCAAAAGCGCATACTTTCCGATCGTGGTTGGCTCGGAGGGGACAGTTTCGAACGGCCTGTTTAAGGCGCTTGGTGACTACGTGCCGCACGTTATCGGGATCGATGAATGCCACCAGGTCGATTGGGAAGATTTGGCGGAGGCGATCGAGAACAATGAGCCATACGAGCAAATGACCACGAAAAAAGGCGCGTTTGTCCTGAATGGTGACGGCTCCTATGTTTTTAACCAGGACGGAGAGCCAATGAAGGGAACCGGGCGCAGCCAATACACCGTTATCATTCGCGAAATGCAGCGCCGTTGCAAAGAAACCTACGGTCATGAATTGCGCATTTTCGGAATGACCGGATCAGAGTTTCGCGGCGTCGTTCCAATCCTCGTTGAAGATAAGCGCGTTCGCGGATTCTGGCGTGAGCAGGTTACGAACATTGACACCAACTACCTGATAGAAGTTGGTTCCGTTGTCCCTACCAACTTTGGCAATGTGGATGGTCTCGGATATGACCTATCAGAGTTCGAAGCGTCAAGCGAGGACGGCGTTGCAGATTTCGACCTGAAAACCTTAAAGGCGATGGAGGAAAAAATTCACAGCGACGCCACCATGACACAAAAAATCATGGCCCGCGTGCATGAGATCTGCAAAGACCGAAACGGGGTTTTGGTAACATGCGCCGGGGAACGTCACTGCAAAGAGGCGGCAGCGGCTTTGCCACCTGGCACAACTTACCGGATCATTACTGGCAAGACTGGCGAGCAGCAGCGCAAAACATGGCTCCGCGAGGCTTTCGAGGGTAAAGTTAAATACATCTTCCAGGTTATGGCTCTAACTACTGGCGTTAACGTTCCGTTTTGGGATACGTCTGTTATTCTGCGCAAAATCGGATCGCTAACCTTGTTGATTCAGTTGCTGGGTCGAGGAATGCGACTGCTTAAAAAGTGGCACATCGACCAGGGTTACAAGAAAGATGATCACCTGGTGTTAGACTTCGCCGGATGCCTTGATGAGTTAGGCCAGCTTTACTTTGATCCGATACTTGAGCAGGCGCAGTATCAAAACCGATTCTCAACGGGCAAAGATCCGAAATTCTGCCCGATTTGTGGGACGGAAAACAGCTTTTATGCTCGCCGATGCATTCACACAGACGCAGACGGCAACCGCTGCGAGCATTTCTGGACTTCGCGAACCTGTGAGGATCAGAAAGACCCGCGAACCGGAAAAATCATCGTTCACGGATGCGGGACAAAAAACGACGTGGTAGCCAGGGTTTGCAGACATTGCGATGCGTCATTAGTTGACCCAAACAAAAAGTTAAGTGGGAAGCACTACACGAAAAATGATTGGTGCAACGTGAAATCCTTCCGGGTGGATATGACCAAAAACCAGAAGGGGATCATATTCTGCTATGAGCTTGAGGCGCACGGCGAAACGTTCAAGGCTTACGAGAAGTTTTTCCCTGAGTCTGACAGCCAGATCTGCAAAGCAAAATGGCGTCAAGCGGCGCTGGCTCACATTGTGGATCGCAGGATCGCAGGGGTAACGGCAAGTTATCGTAATGCACGCAAAATCATGGGGAATGCACATCACATCATGGCCCCGGTTCGCGTGACGCACCGCAAAAATGGTAAAGGTGAGGATATCATTTACAAGAAGGAGTTCTGATCATGATTGATAGGGGTGATTATCTGGAATATTACGAACGAGATCCGGCAGACACGCGCAATGAGGATGCGCACCAGGTTGATTGTGTGGCGTGGTTGCGCCACCACTACCCACACTTGCTTTTTTGGCACACAGTCAATGAAGGCCAAAAGACCATCACCAGCGCATTGCGGGACGAGCAAGCCGGGTTACTTAAAGGCGTTTCTGATTTCATTATCCTGATCGGTATCAATGCGCCTTACCCTTTCGCGGCTATAGAGTTGAAGCGGGTCAACAAATCAGGCAAAGGGAAGGCGTCACCAGTCAGCAAAGAGCAGAAAGCTTTCTTGCGTGACGTTCGCCAGCGCGGAGGATTCGCAGCCGTGGCCTACGGGTTTAAGCAATTCCAGGAAGCGATAAAAGAAATGATGAAATAGCACAAATTGCTAAAACAGCCGGGAGCAATCCCGGCATAATAGCCCCAACGAAAACAAACGGAGACTTAAAAATGAAAAAGGTGTTTGCTGTGATTATTTCCGCAATGGTTCTGGTTGGTTGTGGTGAGAAAGAGGTTAAATATGATTGCGGCAGTACGCAAATCACATTAAAGGGCGACAAAGCGATCCTGAAAGATAGCAAAGGCTCAGTGGCTTACGATAAAGTAGACGAGAATATTTACGAGGGATTAACGGAAGTCGGCAAGGCCCGGATAATTAAAGACGGCGACAAGTTCACGATCTCGTTATCTATTTTCTCGGCAACCAAAGAATGCAAAATCATTGAGGGTAAATAATCATGGCTAAAGATATCGCAGACAAAGACACTCACGACGCATTTATTACCTTTGAGCAGTTGGAGCGCGAGAATTTCATTACAAACGCCCTCGTAACTGGCGGTCATTATCAAGCCGTAAAACCTGATAAATATTACCAGGTAACGGGGAACCGATATGCGGGAAGCAAAACGCCGGATGTAGTCCGCGATTTATGGGCCACCCCTCATGAGGTTGTGGAATATATGGAAAGCCGCTACGGAAAATATGATCTCGACGCGGCGGCAAGCGAGAACAATAAGGTTTGCGATAAATTTTACAGTAAAGAGACAAATTGCCTAAAACGCTGGTGGGGAAGCAAAAAGCACGTTTGGCTCAATCCTCCATACAGCAACCCAACGCCGTTTGTTAAAAAGGCAATCGAGCAGATGGAGCACGGAAACCAGATCGATATATTGCTTCCTGCTGATAACTCAACCGCCTGGTTTGTTGAGGCGCAGAAAAATGCAGCGGAAATTATATGGATTACTGGCGAGGTTTGGGAGGAGGACGGGATCGAATATGCGCGCACCGGAAGATTAGCGTTTATTTCTGGTCTGACTGGCGAACAAGTTAGCGGAAATAATAAAGGTAGCGTTATCTTTGTTATGCGCGAATTAAAAGAAGGCGAGCAACAACAAACTCACTATGTTGGAATCAGCGAGATTTGCCCGTCCGTGAAAAATAAAAGAGCAAAGGCGAGAGGTTAATATTATGACCCTGGAAAATATGACAGACGAAATGAAGTGGTTACTTTTTCGCGGCATAGTTTGCCACCTGCTTGAAAAGCACGAATATAACGGAAACCCTTGGTTATTTTCAGGATACCTTGACATGAGCTTTGATGAGCTTTCCGGGACAGTGCCGATTGATGAGTGGCCCACGTATCTTGAAAAGGAGTTGATCGAGTACAAGCAGAGCGACGGCAAATACGAGTTCAATTCAAACTTCAAATAGCACGAATTGCTAAACATGCCCGGCGAGAGTCGGGCATAATCATATCCAACGAAACGAAAGGAGAAAAGCATGAAAGTTTACAACCAACGCGCAAAACGAATCGCCCACGAAATCGCACGCGAGGCTGTAGAAGGTGGAAGCGAAAACGGATTCAACTTCGATTGGGATTGTGCAATGGTATTCCTGAAAGTTGCATATGGTTATGCACCGATTGACGTTATTGAAAACATAGGAGTAGTCGATGAAGGTTGAGCAAGGCCGCGAGGCCGTTTGGCAACACGCCAAGGAATGCGGGATGAGTGAGGATATAGCACGAATTGCTAAAATATTTGATCTGGCTGATGTTAGTATTATCGGCAACGGAAAGATGACATACTTACACGAAAGGCCGCGTAAGATGCACAGGGTTCCGGCAATACCGACCAAGATCGATTACAAAGCAGTAATCGAGAAAACCAAAGAGCAAAAGAAATATTACAAGATGTGAGGATTTTTGTTATGTGGCGCTTGTTTGCTTTACCGTTTCCCGTTATCATCGCGACCGCGATTATGTACAAAATTATCATGTTAGGAGCTTAAAAGATGGCAGTAGCAAAAATGACAGATCAGCAGTTTAAAGATGCACGCGCAGCCGGGAAAACTTACAAGCAGATCGCGGAGGAGTTCGGATTGAACATCCGCAGCGTTGAGCGCCGCGCAGCACGCTTGGCCCGCGCAGGGGAGACTGACATTAAAGGAGCACCAGGTTTTGCGGTTGTCCGTGAGTCTGTTTTGACCAATGGGAACGGCGAGGAGGTGATGCGCTGGACAATCACCAACAAAGACAAAGAGCAATTAGAGGCTCTAATGCAGGCGGCGATGGAGGCTTTCGCGGAGGAGTTGCCACGCCTTCCGGCTCAGGAAGAGAAAGCGCAGGACTATTCCGAAACGCTGGCGCTATATCCGATCTTTGATATGCATTTAGGCGCAATGGCCCACAAGCACGAATGCGGCGAGAATTGGGACACCGCAACGGCGGAGCGGGTGATGAATGACTTTTTTGATTACTCAATCGAACGAGCGCCAAATAGTGAGAAAGCTGTGCTCCTGATTGGTGGCGATATGCTCCACAGTGACGGACTGGAAGCGGTGACGCCAGCAAGCGGGCATGTTCTGGATCAGGACAGCCGATACGCAAAACTTGTTTATGTTGCAATCCGCGCCACTCGCCGGGCGGTTTCTAAAATGCTTTCAAAGCATAAAGAGGTTGAGATCCAGATTATCGAGGGTAATCACGACCAATCAGGCATGATATGGCTACGCGCTGCAATGGCGGCAGCATACGAGAACGAGCCGAGGGTTTTCGTTGACGTTTCGCCGCGCGTCGTTCATCATACGCAGTACGGAAAGACTTTCCTGGCTTACCATCACGGCCACACTGTGCGCAAGCCGGAAACCCTTTTGATGATGTGCGCCGCAGACTGGCGGGAGGATTTCGGGATCTCGAAATCAATGTATGCTCACGTAGGCCACTGGCATCACCAATCCGTAGTTGAAACGAGCTTAGGTATCGTGGAAGTTCACAGCACTATGGCGGCCAAAGACGCATACGCCGCGCGTGGCGGTTGGCGCTCTCGTCGTCGGGCGGCGGTAATCGTATACGATAAGGAGTTTGGCGAGATCGGGCGCTTTATGTTCTACCCTGAAATGATGGAGACCAAATAATGAAAGTTCGCTGCATTAGTAACACCTCAACCGCATTACCTTACATCGTTGGCGCGATTTACCGGGCGGTTGCGATTCCTGGCGGATTGTACGAGATCCGAGATGGACAAGGTAGCGCGATACTAGCACCGCTTGAGGGGCATTACCTGACCTTTTTACCAATTGAAAAGTGATTTGATTCAATAGCTTACGGGGCGCTGTGATTTAACAGCGCCCTTTTTCTATTATAAACTTGCGCAATCCCGGTTAATATGTAAGCACCCATTAACAAAACTTATCGAGGTGTAACATGAAAGAATTTCTAAACGCTGCAACCGCCGGAACGGGCGGATCTGCTTTAACCAGTGCCGCAACGAGCCAAATCACCATTGCGGTTATCAGTATGGCCTTCATGATCGCGTTTGGCGCGTGGGGCGCTTATCTCCGTTGGCGGGATAGCAAGGCACTACGGGAAGCGCTGGAAACAGGGGATCTAAAACGAGCAATCGAGATCAGAGGTAAATAACAGATGAAGTTAAAAAATATGGTTGTAGCTGGCGCTGTTAGTGCCGCTCTTGCCATAACTTCACCGCTATTAGAGGAGATAGAAGGAATCCGGTTCAAGCCTTATAAGGATATCGCGGGCATCTGGACAGTTTGCGCCGGAATTACTGGCCCTGACGTGGTGTTGGGCAAGACTTACACGCAAAAAGAATGCGATCAGTTACTTCAAAAGCATATCAAGCATGCCGCAACCGCAGTTGATAAGGCGGTTAAGGTAGAGATTCCTGCATCAATGCGGGCGTCTATGTACTCGTTTACGTTTAACGCTGGCGTTGGAGCATTTCAGAAGTCAACAATGCTAAAGCTCATTAACCAGGGCAAGCTATACGAGGCATGCGACGAGCTTTGGAAGTGGACATATTAC